AAAATGACCAGGGTAGTTAATAAGTATAAAGAACCTTATGATGTATATATTGGCAGAGGCAGTAAATGGGGCAATCCATTTAGGATCGGTCCAGATGGTAGCCGGGCTGAAGTAGTAGAAAAATACAGAGAATGGTTATTGGGCCATATCTCTGCTCCCGATGATACAAAACGTCCATCATTAAAAGAAGCAAGAAAAGAATTAACTGGTAAAATACTTGGGTGCTTCTGTAAACCATTAGCTTGTCATGGTGATATTCTAATTGAATTTTTGGAGATTCTCGATGAAGAAACCAAATAATTTCAGCTTAGTTAATATTCCCAAACTGCTCCGGGAACTTGCAGAATATCTTGAAGGTACTAATGATTATGATCTTTATTTACTTCAAGGAGCAGCAGGCACAGTAGATCAGTATTTAGATGATAATAATATCACTTTATTGGAGAATGAAAATGACAATACAAAAACCGCCGAATCCAAAGAAAAAACCGATTCCCCCGCCCCCGGCTCCGACAACAGAACCAATCCCTACCAGGGCTTCGCAAGCCACCGCTAAAAAATTCAAAGTAGAATCCTGGGAAACTGCCGGAGAAGGAAAAAGAATTATCCTTTATGGAGATACTGGTATTGGTAAGTCCTCATTGGCCTTCCTTGCTCCGAATCCTGTATTCCTGGGCCTGGACGAAGGTGGTGGTCAGTTACGCCGCCCTATTACTGATGAACCACCAGTACGAATTCCCGGTTTGGAAACTTTCTCTGATACTCGTGATGCTTTACAACAAGTAGATCTATTTGATCCTTATGATACTGTGGTTGTAGATACAGTAACTATTCTTCAGGACTGGGCTGAACCACATGTAGTTACAACTATTCCTACAGAAAAGGGTGCAAGAGTTAAGAATCTCATAGGCTATGGGTATAATAAGGGCTACAAGCATCTTTATAATGTAATGAAGGGACCACTCCAGGACTGTGATGAGCTTATTAGACGTGGTAAGAATGTTATCCTGATAGCTCAGGCAGGTTTACATAATGTGCCTAATCCTGGTGGAGAAGATTATCTTAGAGCCGGGCTTCGACTTCATGTAGATAAGACCTGGAATATCGAGGCTTTATATTGTGAATGGGCTGATTATGTTCTCCGTGTAGATTATTATAATGCTTTTGTCAAAGATAAACGAGTTACTGGTAGCACGGATCGTGCTGTATTTGTACAACCAGAGCTTCACTTCAGAGCTAAGACACGCACACCCTGGTACGATGAAGATGGTAATCTTGTATCAGTATTGTCATTTGAGACATTAGCTGATGATACAGTATGGCAATATATTTTTAGGGAGCAAGGGTAATGCCAAAAGAACCAGGTAGAAACGAACCGTGTTCCTGTAAATCGGGATTAAAATATAAATACTGTCATGGAGATCCAGTAAAAATTGAGTTGGTTAATCATGCAGCAAATGTAGCGATGAATCATCTAATTCAGCAAGAACGAATAAAGAAGGGAATCATTTGTAAACATGGCACACTGAAAACAGAACACTGTGGAAATTGCAAAATTGGGGATTAGAAAATGAAAAAGAGAGTAACATTTGAAAGTTTAAAACCCGGTCAGAAATTTAGATATAAAAGAAAATTGTATATTAAGGATCAATTGCGGTGTGGGGTTTGTTTGTCAGATGGAACCATTCCGTCTACTAAAAATTTCCCTGATAATACCCTTGTAACTCCAGTAAAAGTAAGAATTACTCTTGTATAAATTAAAGAAAGGAGCAATAACGTGAGTATAATAGATAGGTCCGCAACATTTCGAGGAAATATTGTTGATCATGGCGTTGGTAAAAGCACAAATGGTTATCCACAATGGGTAGCTTCTTTAGTTGCAGTAGAAATTTACGATGAAGATGAAGAAATTTGGGTAGACTGGACCCCGTATGATGTAAATGAAATTACATCTTATCAGGTATTGTTTGGTGGTAAAGGTGAAACACTTGCAGTACAACAGATTAAAAAGATAACAGGTTGGGACGGTCTTTCATTTTCAAGTCTTGCCGCTTTGGATCTTTCTAAGACTAAAATCCAATTTAGAGTAGAAACGAATGTTTATAAGGAAAAAACTTCTTTGCAGGTAGCTTGGATAGATGAGTACGATGCTAAACCTGGTCGTGCAATTCGTAAATTGGATGCCGGGGATCTAAAGACTATGGATGTACAATACACAAAATTTTTGAAACAATCGGCTCCAAAAACTGCCCCTACAAAAGTACCTACAAAGCCTAAAACTCCACGTACACGAGTAAAAGCTAAAGGTATTGAATCCACACAACCAAAAGGTCCAGTAAAGAAAAAAGCTACCGATCCGTTAGGACCACCTGATCCACTCAATGCTCCTGGTGAGCCAGAACCGCCTGTATTACCAGAGACACTACCAGCACCACCTGATCCTAATCTACCAACAGGGCGTTGTACCAAGACAGAAGCCTGGGAAGCTGTTCATGAATTAAAAGCTAAAAATGTTACTAATGCACAAATAGATACTGCCTGGCTCGATGCTATTCAAGTAGTGGCTCCCGGAATAAGACAACCACAGATTACAGATGAACAATGGTTTCAAGTTAGAGAAAAAGTGTTGGATAAAACAGCAATGTTTTAAGAGGGATTGGTGCGTCCAATTCCATTTAGGGGCCGGTGCGTCCGGCCCCATTTAGAGGATAATATGGCAAAGCAAATTAATTTTGCCGAGCTATTTGACCAATACGCAAGTAATATACTATCATTAGAAATATTGCAACCTCTGATAGATAAATTGGGGATTAGTATCAATTCAATACGAAAGCTCGGCGTTGGTATTAATCCCTCAACAGGCAGTTATGTATTTCCAGAACGAGACGATCAGGGAAAAATTATCGGCCTGATGCAGCGTTTTTCTAATGATACAAAGACAATGATTCCGGGATCAAAACGGGGGCTAATCTATCCATTAAATCCTAAATTTACAGGAGTACAATATGTATCAGGAGCACATAATTGGGAACGAGTTTCCAAAAAAGTTCCCTGTCCGATTTGTGGAAAGTCAGATGGGTGTCTCGTACCTGCTGGAAACCCCCCCGATCCAGGGGCCGTTGTGTGTGTTCATATATCCGAAGGATCAGTTAAACCCCTTGAATTGGGGTATCTTCATATCCTTAAACCAGAAGGAGATTTCCGGTACAGTCATCAAGGACTGTTACCTGAAGCCCAAGAAGCCGTTATTGTGGTTGAAGGTTATTCGGATACTGCGGCGGCATTGGATCTTGGGTTTGTGGCTGTGGGTCGGCCTTCTGCTGAGGGGGGTAACAAGTTTCTTCCGACACTTCTTCGGGGCCGGGAAGTAATAGTTGTAGGTGATAATGATGCTGGTGCTGGTCAACGTGGAATGGAATCTACATTTCAAACACTTAAAGGAATATGTAAATCTGTTACTAAAGTTTTACCACCATCGCAATATAAAGATTTACGGCAATGGAAAAATCAACTTAGTCTAACGAAAGCATCCTTTTTAGAATGGGTAACAGAATGTGGTGAAAGTACTGGTGATCCTAATATTTTACCAGATGATTCACCATCAACAATAGCAAAAGCATGGTTAGATCAAGAGAGGACACAGGATGAACTTCCCACAATTCGATGCTATCACGGTCAGTGGATTCAATATGAAAACGGATACTATTCTGAGTGCGATAAAGAAGGGTTTAGGGGTAGTATTTACAATTTCCTCGAAGAAAAAGTATATCCTAAAACAGACATTAAAGGGGGAATTACGCTTAATCCATATAGAGCTACCAGAGCTAAGGTTTCCGACATTATCGATGCCCTTAGCCAGTGGTGTCCCCTTATGGACGATCCCCCTATTTGGCTCAAAGATATTGGACGGCCCCGTCCATGCGATCTGATAGCTTTCCAGAATGGACTACTTGATGTTAATGAATATATTCAAGGGCATATTAAATTCTATAATCCTACACCAGCTTTATTTAGTTTCAATGTGTTGCCGTATAAATTCGATGAAGATGCTTGGTCAGATTTATGGGAACAATTTTATAAGGATATTTTCAATGGAAACGAAAAACAAATCGAACTTCTTGCACAATGGTTTGGCTATAATTGCGTGCCGGATATGTCCTATGAGAAACTTATGCTCTGTACCGGACGGCCCAGATCAGGAAAAGGAACTGTTCTTAACACACTTGCAGCGATGCTTGGAAGGAAACAATGCGTGTCCACGTCTTTTCAAACGCTTTGTACAGAGTTTGGCTATCAACCGCTTATGGGAAAATTATCTGTCTTACTTAGTGATGCAAAAGTCCCCAGAGAAAGAGAAGCAAAGGCGGCTCTGGAGAAAATTCTTCAGATTGTTGGCGGAGATCCGATAGGTGTTAGGCGTATGTATCTACCTTATCTACCTCAAATATATCCGAAATGTAGGTTTACGATTGCTATGAATGATCTTCCCAATATTCCTGATCAAGCTAATGCTTTGGAACCAAAACTTAATATCTTGTATTTCCAGAATTCTTATGAAGGTAAAGAAGATCTTAGCTTAAAACGTAGATTAACTGAAGAAGCCAAAGAAGGTAAGATAATTAATTTCGCCCTCCAGGGATTGCGGAGTCTCCGGCAAGCTAAAAAATTTGTAGTTCCAAAATCATCAATAGCATTAATACAACAACTAAGAGAAATAACTACACCCATTGCTTCATTTATTATCGAATGTTGTGAAACAGAACCACCTGGTACATTACCAAAAGATGAATATTATGTAATTGCAGATCAACTTTATGAAGTATGGGTACAGTGGTGTTTAAAATGCGGTCAAAGACCAGGGCATAAAGCACAGTTCGGGCGATGGTTTCTATCTGCCTATCCTTCTGCTGTTCCAGCCAGAATAAGATTAAATGATAAAAAAGGATCATCAAGACGATATAAAATTTATCGTAAAGTCCGTTTAGCTGATTGGGTTTATTCCGAGTATTTGGGAGTAAGCAAATAGTAAACTGGTATAAAGAAAATATGATTCCTCTGTGGGTTATAATAATCCCCATAGTGATACTTATTTTATTGGTGATATTATGCGAATTATAAAGTTAATCAAAAAATTAATCTGTGCATACAAAGGTCACGATCTAAATGATGATGAAGAATTTATATGCTATGTTAGGGATGGAAGAAGATTTAAACATAATGGTAGATTATTTCGCTGTAAAAGATGTAGAGCATTAATATATATAAAGGGAATACGGTACAAAGAATTAGCTAATTTAATAAGGATAACATTAGCAGATTTGCCAAAAATAGAATTAGATTTTTTGGATCACGATTATAAAGCGATCGATAAAATATTAGGAATAAATAAAAGAGGAGAAATTAAATGAATAAACTAAGAAAACTAATTATCTGGATATGTATTCTTGGGCTTACAACAATACTTGGTTGTGCTGCATTTCAGGATGCCATAACACCTTGCTATATCCCAGAAGAAGTTATAGAATCTGTTGATGTAAATCTACCTTTGATTTCCTGGATGCCATATACTTCTTTGTTCGATGCAAAATATGTAAAAACAAAAATGTATTTTCAGTATCTACTATATAATAATCTAATGACAGCAAGTATCCAGTCATCAGAAGCATTTCAGCAGAAAATATTCTCACCAGAGGGGCCACTCGGACTTATGTTACCAACTATTTTCGGTGGAACTCTTGGAGCATTGTTGATCTCGAAACCTGGTGATAAGAAAAAGATTGTAGAGTTAGAAATAAAAAACGGGAAGGGAAATAAATGATATATTGGATAATTCTAATCATATTGATAGCCCTGGGAATATATGATTTAATTCTTTATATCCGAGGTAAATTTACGGTTACTCAGATAATACATGCTTATATAGGAGTATATGAAATTCCTATGTGGTCCCGATTTGCAGTAACAATAGCATGCAGTATATTTAGTTGGTATCTCGGTGGTATAGAATTATTTATACCAGTATTATGCGGATGGTTATTGTGTCACTTGATTGGTTGGGATTTCTGATGAGAATACGGACACGAAATGATCTGATAAAATTTATTGAAGATAATGCTCCTACTAAATCCATTCTACGAGCCGTATTGAATCATAATGAAAATTTAGGTGGTTTCTATAGGCTACCTGTAAATAGAACCGGGGGATGGATTGTTAGAGTAACATCAAAATTTAATAAGCAGTGGCTACTTGCTATTAACTTTGATGACAGAACCTATTCTAGATATAAAGTTTGGATAATAGCTGCAATTCCCTGGAAATACTGGGATGGTGATTCTTCAGAGAACCCATTATATCAGGGTGATTATCCTGAAAAATATAAGGAGAAAAGAAATGGCACAACCTAAACCAAAGGATTTAATAAAATTAGAAACAATTCCAGCCATGCTTAAAGAACTTACTGGGGCAACACGCACACGGTGTACAGTTTATAATTGGGCAAGGAAGGGTCGAATTAATGCTCACGGACAGAGAATTAAACTCAGTGCATACAAACGCCTGGGCCAGATCTACACTACTGAGGAGGCTGTGCTCAGATTCTTGGAGGAATTAGGATAATGGAACAAGAAATTTGGACAGTAGAAAAATTATGTATGAATCTTAAAAATGTACCACAAGATGTAATGATTCAAATTGAATCTCATTGTGGAACAATAGATGAAATGGTGGGCATTTTATTCAAAAACAATAAAGTGATTTTGTGTAATAAAGAAGGTTATGCACAAGAGGAACTTGGATAATGATTAAGCGATACTATTATGCAGAACAATCCGATAAAACATTAAAAGTCACTCTTAATGATTTATGTCTTGGATTTATGCCTTTGATTTGGTGTAATGCTGGATTATATGGGATAATTAGTAAAGAAAAAGTAGAGAATATAATTCAGTTATTACAAGATCAGGGGAAATTACCAAGAATAGAAAAAATAAATCGATACGGTACTTTTTATTGGGATGAAGTGGTAGAACTGGATCAGAAAATCGGAAAATTACTGTGAGAACTAAAATTTACAGTAAAGCTAAAATCAGAGCAGTTGTTAGCCCCAATAGGGCTGATAGCGAGGCCATCGCAATTATAAAATGATGTTTTAAGTGGTTGCTAAAATTTCTTCCCAATGTTTCCAATCGCTCATCTATTCTAATCAGTAGGTCATGGTCGTTTATATCTGTAATATTCTTTTGGTCGTTCACGTTTCTTTTTCCTTTTTGTTCTTAATGCATATTTACTCCAGACTAATTCACGGAAATCATCAGTCTCGTCTGTTGTCAAATTCCATGCACCCTCAGCAGTTTGAATTACCTGTAATGGTGGGTATCCACCAGTCCATGCTCCGGTTGTTCGTGCTCCGTATTTTAATATGCCCCCAGGATCACCCTTCTTTAATGCACCGACAAAATAACCTGTTTCTTTTAACGGCGTAGCTGCTATAAGTTCTGGTCCTGCTCCCCATTCGCCAGTAGATATATTGTAAATAAATCTACCAACAACAAAATATGGTGACAATAAATAAAATGCCAGATCCTTAATAACATCACCAACATCTTCTGGTAGTCGTCCTCTGGATACCATACCTAATAGTAATGCCGGAACCACTTGTTGCATCAATAAACGATAACCTAACATTGGCATACTGATTTTTCTCGCTTTAGCTTCTCCGAGCGTATCATACCAGAGCATATTTCCATTCTGATTAACCTGATTCTGGAAGATGGTTAAATTCTTTTCCAATTCACTACCCCGGAAAAATGCAGGTAGATCTACAGCTTTACCCATAGGCTGCGTACTTTCAACTACGCCATCAGCGAATCGAATAGATTTCTTTTCATTCATTCCATGTTTTAATGATAGTTGATATGCCGAGTACCATACTGCACCGGCAGTATGCCGATCAACCCAGGTAGCCATTCTCATCAGAAATGGAGATAATTTTTTACCAGCATACATCTTTTTAACAGCCTTTTGATCATAGGTCTGTCGCAGATCCCGGTCCCAATCTCTGTGCCGCATCATGTCTGATTTAGCATGAACTTCAGCTATCATTGTCTT